TGAGGTTGAGAGTGACGAGCGCGGCATGAATCGCTGCGGCAGTGACCGCGACACCCGTGGGCTTGGCTACTGGCGCGTTGTTGTAGAATCCAACGTTTCCCCCCACCGTCACCGCGCCCGCGAAGGTGGCGGCGGTGCTTGAAAAAGAAGCTCGAACAGCGCCGGTGCTGTCTCGAAAATAATGGATTCCAGCTACTTTTGTGGTAAGATAAATGTCCCGATTAGCTCCGTATCCCAGATACGAATCTAAGCCCGCTTCGGGAGTGTTTGTAAATTGACCAAGGGTCGTCACCGCGCCCCCGAAATAGCTCGCCGCACCCGTCGCCAGCCCACCCGTGATCACGAGCGCGCCTGCGTTGGAGGAGCCTGCGGTGGAGGAGTTGATCTTGAGCCCGCCCGATCCGGTGAGGCCAGTTGAATCGGTGGTGCCGATCAGCACGTTTCCGCCGTATGGTTGGAAAAGTATATTGCCAACATTACTAACGAAAGCTTCACCCGTTTGAAATTGGAACCCTCGACTAGCCTGTGTTGCTCCTCCAATAAATGATACCCTAATTTCTGAATAATTAGTTGTTTCATTTGTTCTCAAATTGAGCACTCCATACCCAAATGAAGTCGTATCTGTTTTTGTAACAGCCGGCACTATGTCCAATTTAACCAATGGCGTTATCGTCCCGATGCCGACGCCGCCCGTGCCCGCTGGCGTCAAAATGATGCTGCTGTTTCCTGCGCCGCCCGCGAGCGTCAGGTTGGTCGAGGCGGGGGAGGTGAGTGTCGCGGAGATCGGCGTGGTGAGCGTCGGGCTCGTAGCGAACACGTTTGCCCCCGTGCCCGTTTCGTCGGTCAGCGCGGCGGCGAGATTGGCTGAGCTTGGCGTCGCGAGGAATGCGGCCACGTTTGCGCCGAGTCCCGAGACGCCGGTGGAGATCGGTAGGCCGGTGGCGTTGGTTAGCACGCCGCTTGTCGGAGTCCCGAGCAGAGGCGTGACAAGAGTCGGCGACGTAGCGAGCACGTTTGCCCCGCTGCCCGTCGAAGTGGTCACGCCGGTGCCGCCGTTGGTCACGGGGAGGGTGCCAGTGACGCCGGTGGTCAGAGGAAGGCCGGTGAGGTTTGTCGCGGTCCCGCTGGCTGGCGTGTTGAGAATCGCTCCCGCGCCCAGCGTTGCAACGCCCGAGACGGAGAGCGTGCCGGTCACAGCCAGCCCTGTCGTCGCGATGTCGAGCACCTTCGCGCCGCCAGCGGCCACGCCGATGTTGTCCGCGCCGATGTTGTAGAGGCCGGTGTTTTGGTCGGCGTTAAACGCGAGGCTCGGATTTCCGACAGAGCCCGCAGCCGCGTGCACGCTGCCGGTCGGGGTGATCGTGCCCGTCACGGTCACGCCCGTGGTCGTCATCGTCGCGCGACTCACGCCGTTGACCGCGAAGCCCATCACGTTCGCGCTCGCGCGGAAAAGTCCGGTCGTCGGCTCGTTCGTAAAGTTCAGCGAAGGCGCTGCCGCCGTGCCGTCGTCGAGCGTGATGTTGCCGTCGGTCGCGTTGATGGTGATCGAGCCCGCGCCGTTCGAGATCGAGATGCCCGTGCCAGCGGTCAGCGTCGAGTTGACGAACGCCGAGCCGTTGCCGATTAGAAGCTGTCCGTTGCTTGGCACGGGCACTAAGTCCGTCATCGAGGTAACGCCCCCGCCTCCGCCACCGTTGCCGCGCGCTGCGCTTAGAGTCCAATCGCCAGCTGTGCGGCTCGGGCGCTCACGGTTGCCGTCGATGTTCGAGACGAAGCTGTCGCCGTTGATCGTGACGAGATCGAGCCGCTGATACGTTTCATCGGGCATCCAACGTCCGCGAGGATTCAGCCCGCGCGGCTCGGCGAACTCTTTGCGAAGCTGGTCGATTTCGCCAGCGCGAGGGAAGCGCGAGAGTTCGTCGGTGACGATTTCCTTCACCGCGTGCGTGAGCATTGACGCCGCGTCCTCGATGCGTGCCTCGGCTTTCGCGAGTAGGTTCGCGTTCTCCAGTCGCTCGGTCATAAGCACCGAGTATTTCGCGGCGGTCGTGATTTCCAAAGCCTTCGCGAGTTCGTCAATCTTCGCGGTCAGCGCCACGCTGGATTCTGCGTGCGCATCTTTCGCGCGGGCGATGACGAGCTGTTCAAGCTCCGAGCGAATCGCGGGCTCGGCCTCTTCGAGGTTGCGCTCGATTTCCTCCGACAAGTGGTCGCGAAGTTGCGGCATCGAATCGACGAGCTGCTTGAGCTCGGCGCGCTGTAAGACTGCCAACTCGATGAGGTGGTCGATTTGAAATTGCGTGTCGTTCATGTGATTATTTCCCAGCCTTCGGGTGCTTGGTCGGCAAGAGGTCGTTATCGGTGACGTATTTTGGATTTTCTGGGCGTCCGTTTTTCAGCAGGTAGAGGTAGGCGTTCACGCGTGCAAACGCCCACTGCTTCGCCGAGGAAACGGTCGGCGAATGGGAGCCGGTAAACGCTCCGAGCCCGCGCTGATAAACGGTCTTGAGTTGTCCGATGGTGACGCCGTATCCGAGCTTTGCTTTGTGCTTCTCGTTGAACTCGTCGGCCTTGGTTTGCAGCGTTTCCTCGACATCCTTCGCGACTTCTGCGCCGCGAGTGTTGGACGCATCGCCCTTCGCGGTTCCTTCGCCCTGCGGGTCCTTGTTCGGCGTGTCCGACTTCGGCGCTTTGTCCGACGCCACGATTGCGCCGCGCTCGCCGACCTTCGCGAAATGCCCCTCGTGCTGTTTCATGCAGACCGCGTTACGCTGCTCCGCGTCGGGAAATTCAGCGGTTGAGACTGGGTCAGCCATGCACCGCGTCATGAAATCCCCGTGATCTTCATCCGCGTTCGGCGTCGGTAGGTCGTATTTCTTCGTCGCTAGCTCGATGATGCTGCGCCCGCCGATCACGCTCTGCTTCGTCTGCTCGATCACGCCGAGCTGCTTCGCGCGGTATTTCTGCACGGCGTCGAGCCAGTCCGTAGAGCCGAGCGGCGTCTTGAGTGCGAAGTGATGTTGCACCTGCTCCGATGCGACCGCGAGAGACTTCTTGTCCTCCGCCTTGTTCAACCGCTCGACGATCGCCGTGGCCCACGAATAGCCCTCGTCACCGCCCCAGCCGTTCCATGCCTGCCAGCCTTTGCCCTGCTGGTCCCACGTCTCGCCCTGCTTGTCCGCTTCATGCCGGTCGAAAAAGGCTTTCATCCGTCGCACGGTGTCCTCGCTCATCGGGCGCTTGTTGATGAGATCGCGAGCCCGCGCGATGCCAACGCTGGTCATGCCGCGCTGTGACATCGGTTTCTTTTCGCGGATGGCGAGCGCGCGGCGCGCGTTGTCAGCCATTGCGTTCGTCGGAATGTAAGAGCCATCGGCGAAGTTGATCGTCACGAGGTTGCTGTCCTCGTGCGCGCGAGCAAGTCGGATGCGGTGGTGCATCGACGAAGCTGATACTTTCGACGGCTGCTTCGGTAGTCCCGAAACGGAACCGGCGACCTTGCTCGCGGATTCTTTCGCCATGCCCGCCGAGATCATGAGCGTCTCGGCGGCTTCTGATGTGAGATCGCCCGCGCGTAAATTCTCCAGGATGGAGAGCACCGCCGCGATTTGCGCGCCGTTGAGCGGTGCGAGTTCGGGCGATACATCTGGGAAGGACTCGACGCCTGCGATCGCGGCCACGTCCGTCGATTTGCCGCCCGTCGCGGAAGTCGTGACGCTCGCCGACTGCGCCTCTGCCGCGCTTGCGCCCACCGCGTCGCCTGCTGCGGCTGCGGCTGCTGGCGTGCTCGGAAGCGAGTTCGTCGTGAGCCGAATCGCGGTCTCGGGCACGCCATACTTTTCGGCGAGCTGTTTGACGTAGGCCGCCTCGATTGCGATCTGCTCCAACCGCGTGAACGCGTCCGTGCCCTCCTCCGCTGCGATTTCTTGCAAGGACTTCGCGCCTTGCCGATTCTCATTCATGTTCGCCGCCGACTCGCGACCCACGTCGATTGAGAGCTTCGCGGGGAAGCGCCACTCGCCCGAGGTTGCGCGACGCAATGCGTGCACCATCGTCTCGCCCGCCAGCAGCGGAGGCGGCGGAATTTCTCCGCGCGCGATGGCGTCAAGAATCACGGCGTCCTTGATCGGGTCGAGAACCTTGTCGGTGAGCACGCCCTGCTGGCGCGTAAACACGCGATCGGCTGCGGCGAACTCGGCGCGGACGCTTGGGCCCTTGTAGTCTTGGGTCCCGAACAACACTCCCTCGGGCACGCCCACGCCCAGAGCGATTTCATGCATGAGATGCTGCACGAATCCCGTGAACGCCTGCGACGGTCGCGACGGCATCACCTCGACGCGATCCGAGTTGTTGAAATACCGAATCATCCCGACCTCGGTCAGCTCGTTCTTTTGCTGCTGTCCGCTCGGGAGCGA